TGGTAAACTTTCCTTTTTGGTCAAAAATCTCTGATTTTTGGCCGCCTTCACAGTAGCTTCACTTGATGTCTACTGTGCAGGTGACACGATACACCTCTCTGTATCGTTTGTCTCCTCCCCGCGTTCGTAGCGGGGTTTTAGTGCTACCTCCCCGGCCGTGATCTTTCGTGCGCGTGCGTCTGTTACAGGCGCGCGTGCGTGCATTGTTCGTGCCCGGGATGGTTAGCTCTTGTTCACCCCTCTGTGGGTGTTTCCGGCTCCGTAGGGGCCGGTTCAGGATCCACCACGTCCTTTGCTGTAGGCAGTGGTCGGGTCCGTTTTGCTGCGAGCTCTGGCAGTTTGGTTGCCAGGTCTTCGCTGTTTTCTGGGTTGTTCACGTATTCCAGAAATTTTTCTGGTGAGTTTGCGAACCGTTTTCGGACTGCCGAAGGCAGTTGTTCGAACATTGTGTTTGCGTTTGCGATTTGGTTTTGCGCTTCTTGGAAGTCGAAGTTGCTCCAGTCTCCGTATTGTCCGCCCCATTGTTCCAGGTGGGACAGTGTCCCCATTCTGGTGTGTTTGGCGATTATATTGTTGACGTCTGTTTCGTCTTTGAAGCTTTGCTTTGTTCGTCCGTCGCTGTAGTCCATGTGTTCTGGTTTGGTTGTCCCGAGCATGCTCATTGTTTCGCGTCCTTTATTGCTTTGTTGTAGACCGCGTCGAGTTCGGCGCGGGTTGCGTTCGGGTTTTTGGCGGCGTGAGCCGCTACTGCTTTAAGCCCTATTTCGTTCCATGTTCGGCCGTCGCCGATTTGTACTTCGACTCTTTTGTGTTTTTGGTCGGTTTCTGGTTTGGCGGTATTGCGTGTTCTGTAATCGCCTGTGGGTTGGCTTGTTGCGTTGCCCGCTATGTCTCCGATTTTTTCTTTTAGCCATTGGTAGAATTCGCCTTTCGTCTCGCCGATTACGGCGTCTCCGGCGATTCTGTTTGCTTCTGCATTTAGTTTTTTCGTTTGGGCTAGTACTAGTCCCATTTGTGCGGCGCTTGTAGCGGCGCTCGATATTCCTTCTTGCATTGGTTTTTGTACGTTTTCCATTCTTGCTACGTTTCCGGCAGGTGTTGATGCCGGTTGTCCCAGGGCGAGTATTCTGTTTAGCCCTGCTTTCTTTAGGTCTGCGGCGCTCCTTTGGTACGCGGTATTGCTCATTCGTTCTTGCCAGGCGCGGTTTTCTGCCGCGATTCTGGCGTTGGCTTCGTTTTGGTCTCTGGCGCCGCTCCTTCCCAGGAGGCCGCCGAGGATATTGGCGCCTCCTGAGATTAGTGCCCCTCCGATGATTGGGTCCATTTAGAACCTCCCTATGCCTGCCGGGTCTCCGTACATTGGTACGGGTCGTGCGGCTTTTATGTCGTGCCAAATGTCGGCTATGAAGTGTGGTTCTGCCGGTACTTGTATTGCTCTGTCCAGTGGTGTTCCTGTGTTTGAGGTTATGAATGTGTCGCCCAGTGTTGGCAGGCTTGCGAAGTCTTCGCTTAAGTTCCAGCTCGCGAGTGTGCCGGTTGCGTCTGGTCGCGCCAGGCCTGTTAGTTTTGAGTTTTGGAATCTGTATTCGTTGTATCGTCCTGTGTAGCCGAATACGGCTTCGTTGTCGGTGCCTGCTGCGTTCGCCCAGATTTCTTGGTTTAGGATGCTTTGTTCGCCGATTCCGCTCAAGACCGGATAATAGAAGTCGTATCTCGTGCTTTTCGTCCAGTATCTGTCGATTCCCTGGGAATAAGTGATATCTCCGCGTGCGTTCATTAGAGCGATAATTACTCCGTGTTCGACGAAACTTTTTGTGAAGCTGTGTTGTCCGCTCGAGTAGCCGTACCCGGCTAACGCGCCTTTTGCGTCGTCGGCTGTTGCTGTTGCTGGTTCCGTTGTTTGTGGGACAGGTGTTATTCCGACCGTCTGGCTCCCCCCCCCTAGGTAAACAGGACGTCCGGCTGTGTAGTCTGGAAACGTGACTCCCCAATGTGCCTTGAGAGTCTCGACGTACCTTGTGCCTGATCTTGCGTCTCTCTCCAATAGTCTTTGTGTTTGGAATGCCAGGCGCAGTTCGTTAATTGTTGCTGCTGTTGCGTTGCTGAGGTCTGCCCATAGGTGTGCGTCGGGTGTTGCGGCGCTTGATGCCAGGACGCTTGTTGATGTCACCGGTAGTAAGAAGCCTTCTGATCCGTCGGCTTGTAATACGCCCAGGCTGTCGGTGTCGCTGCTTGTGTCGCTGACTACCGGCGCGAGTGTGCCGAGTGGCAGGTCTACTGCTGTGCCTTTTTGTGGCCAGGGTAATGCGCTTGTGAAATAGTCGTGTTTTTTGTTTCTTTTTCGAGGCACTGCCGAGAATCCGCTTTCGGCGCCGGTGTCGGGCCCGTCATCTGTTGCTACGTCTGGGCTGTCCTGTAGGTTTTCGTCCCTAAACCAGTCTCGATATATCATTTGGTATGCGCGGAAGGGTAATGCGCTTATGTCTGCGGTTGTTGTGGAGACTGTTCCCAGTGGTAGCCCCATGTAGTCTCCCAGGTCGCCTTCGGCTACGGTGCCGCCGCCTACTGCGACGACTGGTATGGTGAAGTCTATCGAGTCGGCTGGGTCTGTTTGGGCGCCCATGAATCTTTCCCAGCTGCCGCCTGTCGGGTCGTCCCATAATATTCTGTAGGGTACGAAGAAGTAGAATTGGTCGATGTAAAGGTTATCTTGTAGCGGATGTAGTGGAGTTGCGAGCCGTGCCACGATAGTCGTTTTTACGTTCCAGGAATCTCCTGGGATTACGTCCCATATGCCGTTTGGAATTATGTAGTCGGCGTCGAAGGTCGTTTTTACGCCGTGTGATAGGTTGAAGCTCGAGCGCGGTATGTCTGCGCGCGGTACTTGTCCGAATTTGTGTGGTGATATGCCTGTTTTTGTTCGTGCCACGTTAGTCCCCTGTTGCGAGTTTTAAGTCTGCTTGGTTTGGGTTTCTGTCTGCTGAAACCATTTCTAATCCTGTTGCGAGTTTTTCGAGTTCCTCGCCTGCCATTTTGCCGGTGGTGTCGTTGAATGATCCGACTCTGTAGAGCGTGTAGTCTTCTGGGTGTTTGCCGACTTCGTGTTCGGCGTCTGTTGCGATGTCTTTGAAGCCTCTTATGGCTTGTCCGTCTGCTTGTGAAAAAAAAGGGCGCATGTATACGCCCGAAGCTACGTCGTAGATTGTGTATGCGTTTAGTTTCATCTTTTCCATCCGTTTATTAGTGGTTGAATTTCTTTTGCGAGCCTCTTGTGGGCGCTTTTTCGTCGTTGGTTGTAATAGTTGTCGGTTATTTCTGTGTCGCTGTAGCATAGTTTCGTGTCATGAAACCGGTATATTGGTTGTTCTTTTTGTTTGTACATGATCACCTCTATTGGTTGTTGAGTCTGTCGGCTAGCTCTTGGTCTGTTAGTCCGAGTGCAGTTTTGAGCCTTTCCCAGAGGTCTGCGTCGTATTGTGTCCCTGGTTGGTTCAGGATTTTGATCGTTTTGCCGTTGTCTGTCGGCATCCATATTGCTGCCATGTTAGCTCCTTGGTAGTTGCGCTAGTTGCGCTTTTTTGACTTTGTATTTGCTTTCGAGTCGTTGGGCTGTGTATTCATCAGCTCGGGTATCTCTATAAAGCTTTCTAGCTTTCTTAATCTGCTCGTAGGTGTCTGGATCTTTTTCCGCGAAAATACGTTCATAGTATTTAGGTACTGACTTATATACCCCTTTCCCTGGTACCGGACATTCGTCACGCGGAAAGAAGTCGGTTTCGTATTTTTTGTAGAATGTTCCGCCAATTCCATGCCCCTTTTTTCGCCCGAGGCTCATCGTGACGTACTCGGGCTGTATTTTTATTAATTCCCCTGTATAGGGGTCGAGTTTTGTGTAGTGGTCTTCTGCGCGGTTTCCTGTGATTTTTTTGAGTATGTAACGGCTGGTATATCCGGCCGTGGCGTAATTTAGCTCCCCGCAAGTTGTGAACCCCATTCCCCATATGTCTGTTAGTTCTTCGCTTGTCCAGGTTATGACATCATTAGCCTGGCTATAAGGTATGCGGTCGCTAAAATCGATCCCAAAAATGCAAGCGTGATAATGAGGGCGAGACAGCCTCTCGCCATATTCCCCGCAGTGGAAATACCGTATGGTTTTATCTTCATGTCGTCGCCTCAATCGCTTCATGAATTTTTGGAAGTCTGATTTTCTTAAGCTGCCATCGTGTGGGAGATTTTTTTCGTCGTAAGTTAACGTAACGAAAGTGTTCTCCTGGTGCATTTGTGATTCGTGCACTATTCTGGCAGCCCATTCTTTGCTCTTGTCAATTCTGCATCCTATGCATTGGCCGCAGGCTACCTCCATTGCCTTGCCGGCCAGGGCGGATCGTTTGAATACGATTCCGCCCTCTTCTTTGTTTTCGAACCCTTTTAGGGGTGAGTAACATGTCATGAGCTTGCCCGGCTACGGCCGGGCTCTTTCCCAGGC